TGTCGCGCTGGCCTGCGGGAGCGGATAGGGAGCTATTGCGCTCCTGCATCGCCATCATTTGTGCCAACTGTTGCGGTCGGCGGTCTGGACGAAATCCGTTCATGTGTTAGCCCTCAAAGTAACCCGTAGTTGACCATCTTGTAGCCATCGGAACGGGTTACGACCGCCTCCGGTAGCACCGTCTCAACCTCATCTGCCATTACGCCGCGCTGACGCTGACCGGCGATGTCGTACTCGTATACGCCAATGCCGAGCGGATGAGTGCCGACGCGCACAATGTTGGACTTCAAGCGGCGATCTGACGTAAACAATCCGGCTACGCCGAGCGGGCCGCCGACAGCCGTTCCAGCGGCTCCCGCAAGGCTGCCGAGTAACCCCATGCCTGCGTTATACGAGCCAACTTGGTTTTGATAATTGCGTTGTGCGAAATCGCCCGCTGCCTGACCCGCTTGGAACAGCGGAGCAGGAGCCACGGTGACGCCGCTGTAGCCTTGGAATTGCGGCACGTTGACCTGACCGCCTGACAACAATGCGCTGATCTCGTTGACCGGGATGCTGCGGATTGCCGCCTGTTGAGCAAGCGCCTGCTGGATTGCCGTGTTGCGGAACTGCTGCTGCGCCACGTTCTGCTGGAACAACTGCTGTTGTGCGGCATTAGCGGCGGCTTGACGCGCAAACTCTTGCTGCATCGCCTGCGCTTGAGCCTCGTTGTAGAACCCTGCGGCACCCTGCGCCTGACCAACCTGTTGCGCCTGACGAGCAAGGTTGGCTTGCTGCGCAGCCACTTGTTGCTGGAAGTTCTGCGCGGCGGCTTGATTCTGCATCTGCTGCTGCGTGGCGCTTTGCCCAAAAATCTGTTGCAACGCTTGGTTTTGCGCTTCCGTTTGCGCCAACGACCGCTGGTAGTTTTCGGCTACCGCTTGATTGGCAAGCTCTTGCGCTTGTTGGCCCATGCCAAACTGCGCCATCAACGCCTCGCGGTTGAATTGACCTGTGCCGAGTGCCTGTCCGTATGCTTGTTGTTGTGCAGCGTTTTGCGCTTGCTGTGCCGCCAAAGCCTGCTCAAAGTTCTGGCCGATGGCTTGATTAGCGGCTTGCTGCGCTTGCTGTTGGGTGCCAAACGATGCCAGTTGCGCCTCACGGCCAAACTCACCCGCTTGCAAACGCTGTTGGAAGGCTTGCTGCTGCGCTTGGTTCTGCGCGGCTTGTGTGGCAAGCGACTGCTGAAGGTTTTGCCCCAACCCGGTGTTATACAAACCGGCTTGCTCCATGCCTGCGCCAAAGCCCGAAAGGGCGGCTTGGTTAGCAAACATGGCGCGAGATTGCTGCTCGCTAAACGCTTGCTGACGCGCTGCTTGGTCAAGGCTGATGCCCTGCGCGGCGGCTTGCAATAGAAGGTCGTTTTCCTTCTGCATTTGCGCCGACATGGCCGAGTTATACGCTTCGCCACCCGGTCGCAAGCCTTGGTTGATCAGTTGCGTCTGGAGTTGCTGACGCTCACCCTGCAACTGCGGTGACAAACGTGACAACAGCGCCGTCTGCGCCGTCATCCCAGCGTTGACCGGGCCTTGTGGCAAGTTAGCGATGTCAATTTCGCGCTGTAGCTGCGGGCCTTGAACAAACTGTTGCGCGTAACCGAACTGGCCTTGTTGCGGGCCACCTGCCACGCCGCCGACCCCAGACAGGTCAAGCCCTTGCAGGTTTAGCCCTTGTGGGCCTGCTCCTGCCAACCCAAACATACCGGCAGACGGGCCTTGAGCAACTTGCCCAACCCGCGACAAATCGGCTTGCTGTAATTGCGGCGCGGCGGGGCCAGCCGCTGATCTGCCGTAGTATTCTGACCCCGGAGCCATAATGGCTCCTTGCACCGGGACATTTGCTTGGGCTTGCTGCCCTGCCGTCACCTGCCCCGGCAACGCCTCTTGCGCGTACCCGGCCATAGGAGCATAACTGCCTTGCGGGGCTTGCTGCACCTGACCGGCGTAGCCGAGCGTGTAATCAATGCCCGGCAAATTGCTCGCGTTAAATGAAGAAGCAATACCGAGGTTGCCAAGCCCCTGTGCCGCGCCCCGAGCAGCTTGCGACATATACAGTTGCGCTTGTTCTTGCGCCCGCAATGCTTGCTCGGCTTCGGGAGAGATGGTTTGGCGAACAGTCGGCTGCTCAATAAACGTCGTGAACTGATCTTGGTTAGGAGCTTCGCCAGCGTATTCGGGGCCGTACTGGGCGATGCGATCCTGATAAGCCTGCAACGCTTTGTTGTAGGCGTCGGTGTCTACCGTGGGCGTCTTTTGCCAAGTAACCGTCTGCGACCCGGTAGGGCCGTAGATGTTGGGATTGGACATATAGGCCGATTGCTTGGCGGCTGCCAAGTTGGCCTCACCTTGCTTAATCGCAAGGGTGGTGTAATCAGGTGCTGGCGGCGGCGCTGGTGATTTTTTGCCCATACCTCGGCTCCAAGAAACGACACTTGTCAGGTGTCTGCGTCATAAAAACAATGTCTCCGTCAGGTGCGCCGTCTTTGATACGCGCTTCCTCCGAAAACCCCATTTTCGTGACCAGTTTCAGCGCCCGGGTATGGTTGCTGGAAATCGGCCCTATTATCTTATCAACATTACAGACGTTATAGGGATAATCGTACACAGCGGCTAGGTATGCCGGTGTGACTTGATCCCAAGTGATGTGGCAAACGACCGATCTGCCGTTCCACATCTCATAAACCGTACCGGCGACAAGCTCACCGTCTTTCTCAAGGCCAATGGCAACTGAACGGTCAGCGTTATAGCCGCCGTCAGTACGCGACATGACCCAATGGCCCACATGGGGGCCGTTTACGATGCGCCAGCCCATCCGAGTTGATACACAACGTCCGTTGATGCCCATTCCAAGGAAACGTTCTTGCTGGTGCTGTTGAAAACCAACCCACCGCAATACCCGATGCCTTGGATACCTACAAAGTTGTTTGTGATGATGAGGTCAGCACCCCACACCGCCTGATTCCATAGGCCAACGTCCCATAGACCGTATTGCGTTGCCACGAATGACAGCGCGCCAAGGTCGGCGTTGGTCTGAAAGTCCACATTCATGCCGATATTAATGGTCGGCTGACCGTTGCTATAGATGGTCGGGCGGCCACGGGTGAAATACTTGATGACGCCTCGCGTCTCAAAGTAGTTAAACGCTTGCAGCGCCTGCGTACTGATCGCAATACCGTCGTCGTTGTAGCCGCCAGAGCCGCTTGCCGTTGTCCAGCACTCGGCAACGTAGCCATCACCGCCAAAATACGGCTTGTCGTTAAGCAGGGCGAAACAGTTAGCGTTCCAACCCGTGAACTTGCACCACGCTTTGGTGATGTTGTTCATCACAAACTGCTCTTGACCGCTTGTGCCAACAGGTACGTTGACGATCAAGGCGTTGTTGAGCGGGTTGTAAAGCAATGCCCAGCCAAAACTGTTTTTGTATGCCCTTGCAGCCGCTGCAAACGCGCCCTGAATCTTGTCTGACAGCGATACCTGCGGGTCTAGGCGAGACGATTGCAGCGCAGAGGCGAACGGAATCAAGCCATCTAGCGTCAAAATCAACAAATCGCCGCCGTATTTCTGCAAACAACGACGGGAAATTGGCGCACCGACGATCCAGACGCCGATCAGCGCCCATGTGGAGGCGCTAGAGGGATCGGTGCCGCGATATACGATGACTTCGCCTTGATCGGTGATGAAAACAAGGTTGTCGTCAACACCGTAGCCTGCGTCAATCGTCCATGACGCCATCGCAACCAACGTACCGCCCAAGTGCGCGACCGATGACAGGTCAAGCACCTGCGCTGCCCCGCCCACAGAGGCTGTCGGCAGATACCAAGCCTTGAGCGTGTCCTTCTGAATAAACCACATCCGATTCTTAAACAGCGTCGGCTGCATCAAGCTCGTCGTGGTTACGCCTGTGATGGCGGGCGTGGATGCGCCGTCAATCGGCGTCCATGTCGTGCCGTTAAATAGCAGCGGCTTATCGGCTCCGTTAGCGGCGTACAGATACCCGCCGCCTGACGTTGTAATGTTGGTGTATTCCCAGCGGCTGTTAGACAGACCCGTAACCTTGGCCGCGCCTACCGCTCCCGCCGTGGTGACCTCAAAAATGTTGCCGCCGACAACAGCAAACATCTTGTCAACCGCAGCGGCGTTGTAGACAAGCAGGCTTTCAATCTGCCCTGTCATGCCGGTGGCGTGTTTAACGTACCCACCGCGCAGCGACACGCTAGACACACCCGGAAACAGGTTGTTCAGCGTAACGGCATCGGTCGGGGCCATGTTGGCGAGCGAGTCACGGGCGTTCCACCCGCCCACGGGGGCAGGCAGGGATGCGACGTTGTTCGTCGTGCGCTGGATCAGCCGTCTACGGACGGGCGATGCCATTAGTTGTTGCCCGTGCCATAGCCGCTATCGGGGATGTTGTCGTAACCGATCAACACCGTACCCGGTCGCGGGGCAAATGAGAGGTTGGCGGCAGCCGTGTCTTGCGCCACAGCCGTCTCAAACTCCATCAGGTAATCGCGGTAGAGGGCGGTCGTGTCAAAGCCCTTCGCCTCAAAGTACTTGAGCTTCGTACCCAACACCATCAGGCGATCTGGGTAGATGCAG